ATTTGATTCGTATTGCAGTGTTGGTAAATATACTTTTTCATCAGTTAATTTACCTTCAGTTTGCAGACATCAACTTCTTCATATTGCATTTCGTCAGGTTCATATTCATCCTTTATTTCACGAAGTTGTTGTGCATAAACCTCTGCATCTTGTTCGTTAAAGAATAGTTTGTGAAGTTCAAGTTGCGAGTAATAATCATTACCACGGGCAAAGACTCCGAAGACTTGATTGTTCATAACTTAGTTCAGTTTGATTCCATCATTGAAAGCAACTTCTCCATCCTTGGTTGATATAAACCAGTTGAAGTTCTTTTGATACACATACTCTCCATTTCCGTGTGCTTGGAGAATAGCATTGAGACGTGATTTAGTGGTTACTGACTTATAACCACCATCAAACAATTCCAACCATGTATCACCAATCATTGCAATCAGATTGTCAAACAGATAGACGAAACTTACTCCTTCAATGTTAATGACTTGAGTGTTATCCTTCTTCCAATCAATCTCTTGAGAGATTGCTTTGTTCATTTCTTTCTCAATGACCCTCATTTGACCTTGTGGAAGTGCTTATACTACTAGGACACTTTAGAGGATCCAAGTTTGAATTACTGAAGGAATAAGTTTGATTAACCTCCACCGTACACATAGTCTACCATACCAGCAGAATGATTCACACCTTCGATAACAGTGAACTTTGCATACTTATCAAACTCTTCAGCATGATATTCGCTGAACTGAGCGATAAAGAACTCACGGCACTGTTCTTTAGATTCAGCAGCAATAACTACCATTCCAGAGGTATAATCAGACAGGACTTCGTTGATGATATACAGATTCATTTTCTTGGTTTCGTTGGTGCTCATACTACTAGGACACTTTAGAGGATCCTAGTTTCTAACAGCAAAGAGATTGCATAAAAAACCACTCATACTCTCCATCTTCTGGATCTACTCCATTCACAATAAACTCAGAATAAAGTGCATCTGATGTGGCATAATCATCTTGACTTACAAAGAACTCAAGACGCTCCATAAGTGTAATGGACATCGAATCAATTAGAGTTTGCTTCATTGTTGTGGGGAAAGAATGTCGGCTGTGGTATGAAGAATGGATGCGGTTGTTTGTCTTACTGATGGTGAAAAGACAAGTGCAACAATGAAAATTAATGTAACAACTTTCACTCTATCTGGTGATTTGAATGTTAGAGTCTTGCGTGACATTCAGACTCCCAATTCAATCATCCGATTTACAATCTTGGTACGAGCAATAGTCTTACCGTTCAGAGTATAAGAGAAGCGAACTCCACCTTTTACAGTCGGAGAGCAACGACAATAGAGTTTTACCTCGTTAATCTTATCTCCATTCTGATTGTGCAGAGGAAAGTAATAAGAACACTCACCTGCAATATATGATGCCTTGGAGCAAACATCAACAACTACAGTAGCATTCAGACGGTCAATGATACCATTGCGAGCATCATAATTGTCGCGGGCAAGTTTGGATGCCAGGTTGATGCTATCTTGAATGCGATCGATGTTATCTTGAATCATTTGGTTGGTGCTCATACTACTGAGACACTTTGCAGGATCCAAGTTAGTAACACTCTCAGTCCTTGACACTTTCTAACAACATCTCCAGTGTGTCATTATCATACAATTCTCCAATCTCGGAGATAAGTTCTTTCTCACTGTATTTGTTAAACTCAGCAACAAGACTATCATATGCAAACTGGACTAAAGTATCCATATCCATACCATCAATTACATGATTGGCATAGTTATCAATTAGAGTCGAAAGTTGTTCGTTAGTCAGTGTCATTTTGTTTGTAGGATTAGGAAGGGAAATCATTTCTTCAGAAAGTTTTTGAGGAAATCGAGTATCAGAATCACACCAAGGACTTGCACATAGGTGATAGACAAACCTACCATAAAGTGTAGAATTGCATAGAACACACCTGCAATGATTGCAGTGGCAATCAGACTACCAACTAATCGCCCAAATGCTTCACCAACAGAACTTGCAACTTCTTCGAGTTGTTGTTGTTTTTCAGGAGAGATATTCATTGATTTCATTTGCAATAGTTGGGGTCAATTTGACAGAACTTTTCTGCTTGTACTTCTTGATACTCATTCACGGTTGCAATAGCTTTTGCACCGAATGAAATACCAAAGAAAAGTGTAGCAAATACAAGTGCGATTCTCATTTCAATCAATCAACGACAGAGTAACATGCAACCCAGGAAGGAATGCCGCTTAGAGATAGAGAACTGTTGCGAGCATCGCAATAGTCTTCTGCATCTTTTTCAGAGAAGAAAGGTCCAATATACTCGGGAGAATCGAGGGCATCAGAAGTGAATCGGACAGTGTAAGTTGTGCTCATACTACTAGGACACTTTAGAGGATCCAAGTTACTATCAGTCAAATCGTGAGGAAGTCCAACCATCAGTGAAACCTTCATAATGCCTCACAGATTTGGCAATTCCATCTACATCAAATGCAAATTGTACCATCTGAGTGTTATCATAGATGCTGTACTGAGTGACAACTTTCGGAGCATAATTGCCATTCTCATCCCATGCACCACGCTCAGATTGCGATTCGATGATGGTATAAACCTTGTTTGTATCGGGTGAAGTGTAAGTGTTTTGCATTTGGGAAGCGTTCATACTACTAGGACACTTTAGAGGATCCAAGTTACTATCAGAGACCGTTGATAAAGTCAGCAAGTGCCTCTTTATATTCAGTTTCAGTCTGGAAAGTACGTCCGTAGATAGTACGCGGATAGGTTACATTCTGTCGTCCAGCATCAGCAACCATACGGCAGTCAGATTCATCATAACCCATCTCGATGAGGGTTTGAACGTAGGGGTTTGAGTTAGTCTTCATACTACTAGGACACTTTAGAGGATCCAAGTTAGTGTTCAGAACAGATTGCGTCCAAATTGACCACACAGATAGAATGCCATTCCTTTATCCTTAAAGGTCACACCTGCAAACCTCAGAGGAACATAGCGACCATTGGTTTTAGATGCTTTGGTGCGAATCTGCAGCAGTCCGTTAGGTCCAGTGATAGTATTCAGTTCAGTTTCAGTATCAAATGCACGGCGAATCTTCTGGCAAATATAATCAAAATCTTCACGCAGTTCCTGATAGTGTTCAGGATGAGTTTCCTCATTCAGAATTGCACAACCCACATAATCGTTGGAGCGAGTGAAACCAACATACAGAGTTTGTTGTAGTTTCTGTCCGACCTTGCTATCATCAAAAGACACCGAATCTTCGATGATTTCAGACAAACAATGCTTCAATTGTGTTGCTGCAATGCTCTCACCAACAGTGAAAGTCTTAATCTCTCCATCCTCAAGATCTTTGAGGTCAGAAGAGTTAGGAACTCCGAGGACAGTTTCTAACAATTGACCGCGAGCACCTTTGTTCTTTGCAGGTTTGGAAAATACACTGAAATCAGTTACTTTCAGTGTGCCATAAACCTGAACCGTGGTAAGTTTGCTCATTTGGTTGGTTGCTTATACTACTGCGACACTTTAGAGGATCCAAGTTTCTATCACAGAAACTTTGCGTTTACACCAATTACTTTTGCTGTAGGATTTCGTGCTTGTGCAGTCTCTCGTGCTGCCCTTTGGTCGTTGGCATATACTTCTTCACTGAAGACTTTGCCGCCAATGTAGAGCTTAACTTCGTATTTCATGAGTTTGTTTGTATTTTGGAAAAAGTTGATGATTTCACTGCAGCAGATGACCTATGGCACGTCTGCAGTAGAATTGAAGAAAAATCGGGTTTTTGCTTCAGTGGTGGAGAGGGTTCTCATCGAGTCTCAGATGAGATTCGGAGGGGTTGGCACCCTTGCGACCCTTTCAGTTTAGAGTGTAATCAGTGTGCTCTACTATTTGATGTTCAGGTAGGGTTGATTGTAAATCATATGGTCAAGAACCTGACCAATCATTTGGCGATAAGTCTCATCATAGTTCTTAGAACATTCTTCATATGCCTCGTAGAGTTTGGTATAAAGAGTGTCCCAGTGTTGGCGACTGATAGTGTTAGTCATCGTTAGGATTAACTTCCTTGAGAACTTGAGTGAATAAATCTATTGCTGCTTGATTGCAGTTGTCCTCTTTGAGTCGATAGATGTAGAACTCTAATGCTTCAGTGAGTGCCTCTTGTTTGAGTTCTTCCCAAGTTGGATTAGTCATAATCAGGCAGGGAGGATACAGAAAGTGCCACAGAAACCGCGAACCCAGTTGAGAGTTTCGTGGTAAGATGTGCGAGGATTGCTCATCTCCATTGTAGAACCATTGCGAGGATTGTGTGCAACAGCAACATATTTGTTGCCACAATCAGCATTACCAATTTGCTCAATCCACATTTGATTGACTTTACCTTCCTTCCAATCGGTGTGGTAGGAGTAGACTTCGGAAACGATGGTGTTGTTCATACTACTAGGACACTTTAGAGGATCCAAGTTACTAACCCTCACCAAGTGCCACGCTGAACATGAATCTTGCGAATCTCAGTGTAAAGAAACTGTTTCAATTTCTTGTCTTCAGTATTGTCAAAGGCATAATGAAGCCGTGCCAGATACTCATCAGGTGTGGCACATTTGATAGTCTCTTTGTTGCTCATTCCAATCTCATTAAGTGAAGAACCTGCTTTAACTTTCGATTTGCCGAAATTACCAGAAACCCTACCTTCAGTGCGAAGTTTAGATTTAATCTTGGAGAGGTTAGAGTAAGTCATCGTGGAAACTTGTGGTTACAATCAGGACACAACCAGTGGTTAATTCTATCTTCGTGAAGTAACTCAACTCCTATCACACGACTATAGAAATAGGGAGGAGAATAGTTTTCCCAATACTTTTCTGGGATTGGTGCTTCTATCCAATTTGCACCACATTCAGGGCAATTCTCTAATTTTGTGATGTCACTGTAGTTCATCGCGGAAACACAAGATTATACTTACTAATCAACAAATCCCTTACACATTCGCGGTCAATACTATCACCAGCAAACTCATCACCTTTCAGTTTGAGAATCTTAATATGAGTGGAAGTTGCTTGTTTGATGAGTTTCAGAGTTGCACCCATAGGATACAATCCATCAGCACCATAGAAAGAGAGAACGTAATCGTAGAAGTCAGTCATTTCAGTTACCTTCAGCGATGTTGTTTGTAATAGAACGGGCAAACTTCATAAAATCGTATGCAGTTACACCACCTTTGTGATTATCGACAGTATAACCATCAAGAATGTCGGATTGATTGTAAGTATTCACAATCAGCAGACAAGCATCATAAAGTGCTGCAAGATGCTCCTCTTTAGTGTGAAACTGAATTGCATTGTAGGATGGGAGAGTCATAATCAGTTTGCAGGTTCAGTAATCCAAATTGCACGATCAGTTCCCATAGTAAACTGATTGTCCCAAATGAAATGAGTTGCCTGTTGATTGCTCATCTTCAACTCACTCATCAGAAAGTTGAGTGCCTCTTTGAAAGTTTGGAAGCGATGTGTTTTTCTCATACTACTGGGACACTTTAGAGGATCCAAGTAAGCATTACCAACTCTTGGCAGCAGTAAAGTTTGCGTGAGAGAATGTCTCGCGGTCAACTACTTTATAGGTGCCAAACTTGTTGGTGATGACATAACCCTCGTGGAAACTTGGAACATCCCAGATGTAACATTCGATCTCGTCGTGTTCGTGAATGAACAGGAACAAATCATCTTTAATACTTTTAATAAGTTTGTGAAGTCTGATGAGGTTCTTATCACAATCACATTTTTCTGCAATTTCATCCTCACAGATGACCCGTTGCTCCCTGATGCAGGAGTTAATCTCTTTTTTGATTTGTGTTGCCTTCTTATCGCTTACAAACTCACATAGGGTGCTCATTTGCTTGGCAAACTTACACACATCCTCCAAATCCTCACGATAAGGGCTCAACGATGCTTCAGGTTGCACCCACTTCACATTCTCACAGTCAGGGACATATGCACCAAACGATGCAACACACTCCCGCAGATTAGGACCAGAATAGGTAGTGTGAGGGGCAAAGACAATTGCCTCTTCTACTACACTAGGAAACTTGTAAGTGATAGTGTTGGGGCAATAAGTATCGTTCCCACCGTATCCGATGAAGTCACCTTGTATGATACCATCAATTCGGGGCAGATTGTCGAAGCAGGCAATAAGAATCTCTGCAACGCGAACAGTGTCACCGTGATTACGCAATATGTCTTCAATACTATAATTAACCTTGATCTTTTTCTTGTTGAACACAGACTTGGTGCCCACAAAAAACTTACCAGTCTCAGGATCTGTGCCGAAGACTATAGCAGGACTTCCATCAATCTTGACGCTTACCGTACTATCGGACTCTACAAACCAGTCCAGAACAGTAAGATCACCCGTCAGAACTTGGTCCTCTGGGTGGTCAAGATGTTTGTTTTGCATTGGTTTGGTGCTCATACTACAGGGACACTTTAGAGGATCCAAGTTAGAAACTCAAACCTCAACCAGTTTACGAAGACGATTGCGAATATCAAAGAGTTCCATTTCATCCATATCTGCACCGTCTAAATCTACAGGTGCAAACTCTTCAAGATTCACATTACCATTCGAATTGATGGGAGCATAATACAACTCATCTCCATCTTCTTGTGACAGAGTATAAACGCAACCGTGGTCAGGGTAAGTAACAAAAATCATTGGAGTTTTAAGAAAATCAGTGGTTATACTAGAGGGACACTTTAGAGGATCCAAGTTGGCATCAGACAGGAAGTTTGCCCATTGATACACCTTTCTTGTGGTCTGTGATATATTTGCGGGCAGAACTCTCAGTCCTACAAAGTTTATCAAGTTGCTGACCATTGTAGATGATGAGATACTGATTCCCGTAAGGAATTGCAGCATATGTGTCTTTGAACATCGTGAATCCTTGTTTCATCAAACAGCAACCAAACCATTTGCCAATTTCTGAACAGAAGTACCAATCTTTTGAGAGATTGAGCCAATAATGTTCCAAGGATGAACACCAATCATACTCATACGTTTGATGGCATATTGCATAACCAACTCATCATACTCTTTAAGTTCATCAAGGGTTTCTTTTTGCCGCTTATCAAGTTCTTCGTGAGAGCAAGCATCACTATCAAACAGTGCAAGATCCATTGTTACACCATTTTTAACGAAGTTCTTCATAATCTGAGGATAAAGTCGTGCAACGCGAGTAGAGTCTTTTGTGTTGAGAAGATCAGCACCAATACCATTATCAATAAGATATTGCTGTGCTTCATCGCGATTGTAGGATTCAATTACACCTTTGCGTGTAAAGTCTTTACAGATTTTATTGGAAACACCATCAATCTTTTGACCACTCCAGTTAAGATCAAGAGTGCGAATCCATTTCACAATAGACTGCTTACTTTGGTCTTTGCGATTCTGAAACCGTTTGCGACCAAGTTCTTCTACCTCTTTGTCGCTGATTACTTTTTGTCCTTTGCCTTTGTTTGCAGATGCGCGGAAGTCATCAAGACAATCATCGAAAGATTCTTGAAACTCACTGCGGGTGGATTCATCTTCAACGTACTCAGCAAAAATCCACTCCTTGTATCCAATGTCAAGCAGATTTTTGACTCGGTTAAATCCATTCATCAAGTTATCATTGGGATAAATTGATGGGGTAAGTTCGGTTACATCAATACCTTTACGAAGAGAACTTTGAAGTGTTTCGTTATCTCCAGTTCCAGCAATCCTTACACTATTGTCTGTGTTTCCTTCAGGGTCTTTAGTGTTGATTTGAGTTAGCAGACGCCAGCAATATCCATTAAACTTCCAACCAGGAACTTTCAAATGTTCGGGAAGTTTGGATTCAATTTGAGCGCGAAGTTGAGGCGGAACGCCTTTCAGGGGAATAGAAATAATAGTCATTGTGTTTGTGCTAGAAGCAACTACAGATGTTAGTTTAACAACTTTGGGTAGGGATGTCAAGCCCTATTCTACACTTTCCAAAAAATCAGTGATTTGGATGCAGTGGATGACCTATGGCACCTCTGCAGTAGAATTGAAGAAAAATCAGGTTTTCAGTCCAGTCAGGGCCTTGAGTCTAGGGTGAGACTCACCGCCTCACCACCGACACGGCAGGTTCGCCCTTTTCAAAGATCGTATCAACAACTGCCTGAACACTGCGGGCAGTAGCAATACCAACCTTGGAGTACACTGGGATACACACAAGACCGAACGATTTGGTATAGGAATCCAGAGCACCTGGTTGGATATTGCCAGCAGCAAGATTACGGGCATCATCGTGATGCAGTCGGATGCAGCGTCCGATAGTCTGGGAGATGCCAATAAAGTCCATGTTACGCATAAACAAGACTGCCTCAAGTCCAGACACATTGATGCCCTCACTTAGGATGCTATGGTGTAGAACAACAAACTTCTTGTCGTTATCCTTGCCCCAGGCAGAGAGCGTGTCAAAGAACACCTCACGATTGACTTTCTTGCCATCGATAACAGCGCCAGTCTTGGCAGTGATATACATCCAAGAGTAACCACGCTGATGTAGTTCGTGGCAGAAATCAGTTTCAGACACCAGAGACACAATTTGCTTGGTTGCCTTAGCACAAACAAGAATCTTGCCTACAGCATTGTCATCAATCGTTTCCAGCAGATTCTCTGCATCGCGGTCAAAGTTGGTCTGCTTGCCCTTTACCATCTCCAGTTGCTTGACAATAACTTTAGGGGGCACAATATATCCACCCTCAACAAGTTCAGGAGCAGGAACTTTGCAGATTACCTGACCATAAACAGACGCATCATTCATCCCAGGTTTGCCCATAGCAAGGGAATGTTTGGGAGTTGCAGTGAAGAAGTAGCAGCGTTGTGCATTAGCAGCAAAGTGCTCAGTTGCAGGGAAGAAGTGACGCTGAACGCTGTTATGTGCCTCGTCAAAGTAGATCGTATCCACATCAATCTCTGCTGCTTGAAGGCGAGACAGAGAGTGATAGGTGGTTACAATCAGTTTGTGATTGTCAGCATTGGCATCAACCCACTTGCGGATTACACGAGGATGAGTAGAGGATTCGTGATGAGTTTCACCGCTGTGAATGTGAAGCACCGCAGCATTGGTGATAAACTCAAGGAACTCTGCAGAGAGTTGTTCGGCAAGCAGAATGCGAGGAGCAACCACTACAATAGTCTGAGGAGTTTCAGACTGCAACTCACGCAGAGCATCATAGATCATCTTCAGAGTCTTTCCTCCTCCAGTCGGAACTACAAGTTGTCCTTTGTTATGCTGTTGCATAGCAGCAACACCGCGTTCCTGATGCGGACGGAGTTGGATTTGCATTTGGTTCATCATCATATTATAAGGACACTTTAGAGGATCCAAGTTACAGTCACTTTGCTTGAGTCTTCAGCGATTGAAGGTCTTTGATGACTTGTTGCATCGCAGAGCGAGAATATCCAGTCGCATAAGGATACCCTTCAATACCAGGATTGTTAGGAGCAGTATAGCATACATTCACTGCACTTTCAAGACCTTCAATTATCCTTTCAAGTGCAGTTTCAGGGATTTTAATGTATTTCATCAGTTCAAGTGGTTTGGTATCTAAAGACTAAAATAGAGCACTTCTAGAGGCATCTAGGGTGCTCTGGTGACAGTATATCAACCGCCAAACAACTCATCAAACAAGGAATCCATTTCACCAATTTCACATTGTCGGTCAATCAAGTTACGCATCTGAACGAGTGCATCTTGTTGCATCCGCAGTTTCATAATTTGGTCGCCAATGTAGTGAAGTTTGGTGTTAATCTCCACACGGTCCAAACCATTAACAGCAGTGACAGTGTGCTCAATGCCGTTAATGATTTGGGGTTTGTCAGTAACAGTGAAGGTCATTTAGTGCTCAGTGCTTATACTACTGAGACACTTTAGAGGATCCAAGTAAGTATCAGCGAGAAGTGTAGCGATGCTTTAATTGCTTTTCAGATGTCTTGCCTGTTGATTTAAGAACCAAATCTCTCAGTTTTGCTTCACCTTGTCTGGTTACTTTCAATCTTTCTTGTCTGCTTAAACCAGATGCTTTTGCTGGCTTATAATCAGGACTTACAGGTTTTTCTTCTTTCTTTTTGGATAGAAGTTTGCTTGCAGTTGCAGATGCTTCCTTTGCTTTAGGTTTAGATGCTGCTGGTGCTTCTCCACCACCTCTCTTTGCAGCAATTCTTGCTAATGCTGCCTTCTTTCTTTCTTCTTTTGCTGCCGCAGCTGCCTTTGCTTTTACATCAGAACTTCCACGTTCTTGAGTTGGTTGTTGAACTCTTGTGGATGCTTGTCTTTGAGTACCAATGTCCTTTCTATCTTTATAGGAAACTGGTTCAGTTTTACCACCACCAACTGCCTTTACACGACGCCTTTCAGGAGCAGACTTTTTGCGTTCAGCACCGATACGTCCACCTTCACCAGTTCTTCTAATTTGAGAAGAACCCATAACCTCCTTATCGTATGCTTCGGCAATAAACTCCTGAAAGGTTTTCATCTGTATCTAAAAACTACCTTGAGTTATTTATCAGTCAGCATCCTCAAGTAGACCAAGTGCCTTATCTGCAGCTGCTTTAGAACCTTTGAACACTAGATTGTTGTCATAGAAGTAACGAACACGCTCACGACGAGCAGCAATCAGAATATCATATTGCTCCTGTTGTGATGCAGTGAACTTGAAATCTTGCTTACGCCAAGCATCTTTCAGTTCGTTAAGATGAGGCAGGACGTTTACAGTTTGAGTCATTAGTTCAGGATTCAGTGGTTTCAGTAGTGATTTCTTGAGTAACTTTAGGTGTTACGCGAATG